TACAAAGCGTTTCCCAACAGGTATCTTGGTATCTCCTGCACAATGGGCAAACATGATCGCTTTGACAGATTCAAACAAGCGTCCACTATTTAATGTTGCTGGAAACTCACAGAATGGTCTTGGCGTAGTAGAGCCAGGTTCAGCAGTCGGTTCAGTAATGGGACTTCCTGTTTACGTTGATCCTTACCAGGGTACAACAGGCGATGACACAATCGTTATCGTAAACCGCGAAGCGTTTACATGGTACGAGGGTGCTGGTCCACTACAACTACGTACTAACATCGTTGGTACAGGTCAGGTTGAGGTCGGTTACTACGGTTATGGCTCAGCAGTTACTTTGTCTGCTGGTGGATCTTTCGGATTCAATAACGCTTCATAACCAAAACACTTAATCATGCCCCGGGGGTTGCTCCCGATCTCCGGGGCAGTCGTTTAGAGAGGACGAAATGCCAAGTATTATCACAGCTGCACAGTTAAGAACGGTGCTTGGTGTTTCGTCTGCTCTTTACAACGATGCTTATCTCGATGACATCATCGACACATCTGAGGCGGTTATCTTGCCTTTATTAAATCAATGGCAAGCTGCGGTAGTTCAACATCTTTGTGAAGATCAAATAGAAACTATCTATACACTTGCTGCACATAATTTTAGCGTTGGAGATGTTGTAGACATTTCAGGCGTTGGTATTCATTCTTTACAAAATAAAACAATTTTAACTGTTCCTAATAAAACTTCCTTTACAGTTGCTCATGCAGTCGATGACCATGTTTTGCAAAATGTAATTCCTTCTGGTTTGGCAGTTCCTAATTCTGCAACTAGTTATGTCGGCGTTGCTGCAGTCGAGTCGGCAATCCTTGTAGTTTCAGTTGAAGTTTTCCAATCTCGTACTGCTCCTGGTGGACAGATTGAAGGATTAGATTTTGCGCCGTCGCCATACAGGATGGGGCGTTCATTATTTAATCGCGTCGTGGGTCTTTTGGGACCTTACATCGATGTTGAAACAATGGCTCAGTAATGCCGAGCACTATTCTTTCAGCAGTTCGTACTCCTCTTGCCACAGCATTATCTGGAGTTTCAGCAAACGTATTTAGTTACGTACCTGAGCAGATCCCAGCACCTGCTGTTGTCGTCGTTCCGGATTCTCCCTACATGGAGTTTGAGACAATCGGCAAGAGCACCTTTCGATGCAAGTTGAATTACACTATTACTTGCTGCGTTGCTTATAACAGCAACCCTGCATCACTTGATAACATAGAACAACTCATAACAAGCGTTGTGGCGGTCATACCGGCTGGATACGATCTCCAGGTAGTTGATCGACCAACAGTCACACAAGTAGGCGCTAGTAACTTGCTAGTCGCGGACATACGCGTATCCACCTGGTATACGCAGACAGCATAAGGAGAACCAATAATGCCAACAACAGTCATTACGGGTCGCGACCTCGTTCTAACCATCGCAACAGTTAATTACGATGCTCAGACAACTAGCGTGACTCTCGTGAACAGCCCAACAATCGACGTCTACCAGACTCTCGATGGCAAGGCTTACAAGCACACAGACGATCAATGGACTCTAAACATCGAGTTACTTGCCGACTGGGGTGCAACATCATCACTATTCGAAGCAATGTGGGGCGCAGCTGATGCGAATCCAAACACCACACTTGCAGTTTCATTAACAGCAGTTACAGGCGCAGTATTTACTTGCAGCGTTTTGCCAGTATTTCCAACAATCGGTGGCGGTGCTCCAGGAGCACAGACTGACACTTGGGCGCTAACAGTAGTTGGAACACCAGCAGACACATTCAGTTAAAATCTAACAAACGGGAGCACTAGATGAAACTACCAATAACAATTACATACAACTCAGGCGACGAAGCAACTTATACGGCTCAGCCTCCTGAGTGGGCAAAGTGGGAGAAGGCAACTGGCAACACGATTTCTCAGGCTAATGACAAGATTGGCATTTGGGATCTCATGTTTCTGGCTTATAACGCTTACAAGCGAGAGAATGCTGGAAAGCCTGTTAAGTCTTACGACATTTGGTCTGAAACCGTTGCTGATGTAACGGTCGGAGACGATAGCCCAAAAGCCACCAACCAGGAAGCATAAGGCGGATCCTCGTCAATCTAGCAATAGAGACGGGGATACCGATGCAATACTGGGAGGACGCAGACGACATTTTAACCGCGATAGAAATACTGAAGGAGCGATCGGATGGCAGATGAAGTCAAGATCGCTTATGACAAATCAGATCTACGCGGTATTGCCAGGGCTTTTAAAGGTATGTCCGATGAAGCCGTTGAAGCTGCTAAAAAGGAATCTTCTAATCTTGCTGAGTATGCTTCTCAACAGATTAAGATCGCAGCAGCGACTCGTACGGTTTCAGGGACTGCTGCTCGCCGTATTGCTGATGGAGTTAAGGTAAGCAAGACTTCAAAGATCGGTGAGTTTAGTTACGGCTTTGCTCGCCAGAAGTTCAGCGGTGGCGGTTCAACTCTTGACCTACTTTACGGTATGGAGTTTGGATCTAATAGATTTAAGCAGTTCCCAAAGCGTACGCCTAACAAGGGCAGAGGCAACTCGGGTTATTTTATTTACCCAACTTTGCGTCAGATTCAGCCTCAGTTAGTACAGAAATGGGAAGAAGCATTTAGTCAGATTTTGAAGGAGTGGGATTAATGGCAGGTAATAGAACCCTTAAACTCTCGATCCTTGCTGACGTCGATGATCTTAATAAGAAGTTAAAAGCTGCTAATGGCGATGTTGAAACATCTGCTACTGGGCTGGAAAAGTTCGGAAAGATGGCAAGTGCGGCATTTGCTGCTGCTGCCGTCGCAGCTGCTGCCTATGCAGTCAAGATTGGCGTTGATGGCGTTAAGGCTGCAATAGCCGATGAGCAATCTCAATTAAAACTTGCTCAATCTTTAGAAAAGGCAACTGGAGCCACCAAAGAACAAATTGCTGCAACTGAGGATTCCATCGATAAGATGGCTCGTGCTACTGGCGTTGCAGACGATCAATTACGTCCAGCCTTGGCTCGCTTGGCTCTTTCGACAAACTCAACCAGTAAGGCTCAGGAATTACTGGCTCTTGCTCTTGATATTTCAACTCAGACAGGCAAGCCACTTGAAGGCGTTGCCAATGCTTTGGGTAAGGCTTATGACGGTAATACCGCAGCACTTGGCAAATTAGGCGTTGGATTATCAAGCGCTGAGTTAAAGGCAATGTCATTTACTGATGTTCAACAAAAATTGACCGATCTCTTTGGTGGGGCTGCATCTGCTAATGCTCAGACATTCCAAGGTCGTATGGATCGTCTCAAAGTTGCATTTGATGAAGGCGTTGAGACAATCGGCTATAAGTTATTACCTATTATTGAGAAATTATTAGGATTTATTTTAGATAAAGTTATACCTGGATTTAATAACTTTATTAAACTCTTTGATCCATTAAAGAAAGTTGTCGAGGACAATAAAGAGACTTTTGCTGCATTTGGTGCATTTATCGTTGATTACATAGTTCCGGTTATTACTCAAAAGTTGGGCGCAGCAATTTCATTTGTTGCAACCGTTGCCAATGCTGTGCTACCAATTATTGGTGGAGTTATTAAAATGATCTCTAGCATGGTCTCAGTTGCCATTGATGGAATCAATGCTCTTATTAGGGCGTACAACGCTATTCCATTGCTGCCTAATATTCCAACCATCTCAAAGCCTTCTATTGCTACCCCAACGGTTTCAGCGCCGAAGGTAAGCACGCCAAGTTTTAGCAGCGCAACTATTTCAACTCCTAACGTTAGTGATGTATCAGGCGGTTCAACATCTGGTACAAGTTCAATAGCCAAAGTTGCCTCTAGTGCTGCAGCTGCATCAGTTGCTGCTGGTTCATTTGATGTTGGTCGATTCCGTATGGCTGAGAACGCTTCAATGGCACCTGTTTACAATATCAACGTAACGGGAGCCTTGGACAAAGAAGGCGTAGCGCGTCAGATCGTAGAGATTATTAACGAGTCCTCTTACCGCGGTGGCGGTGGACCTGGATCGGCTCTAATCGCATGAGTCAATGGACTCCTGAATGGAACCTTACGATCAATGGTGGAGGCTCTTACACTAACCTGACGCTTTCCAATCTTACAATTACTTCTGGTCGCCAAGACATTTATTCTCAACCCTATGCTGGTTACTGCAATGTCGAGATTCTTAACCTGGATCTATCGCCTATCGAGATTGATGTTAATGACCAGATCAACATTCAAGTCAAAGACTCTTCTGGTACCTTTGTAAATCTCTTTGGTGGCTATGTAACAGACATCGACGTAGAAGTCACTCAAGCCTCATCTACGGCTATCTCAGAGCGAATCAAGGTAGTTGCCTTGGGTGCTTTGTCCAAACTGCCTAAACCCCTCACAGAAGTCGTTTTAAGCAAAGACTTTGACGGTGATCAAATCTACACAATTTGAAGTGAAGCCCTGTTCGATACTTGGAATGAAGTCCCAGCTGCCGAAACTTGGGCTGGATACGATCCAACTACAACTTGGGCTAATGCTGAGAACTCAGGGCTTGGCGAGATTGATCGTCCAGGCGATTACGAATTAACTGCTCGATCATCAAACACGACTGACATTTACAGCCTTGTATCTTCTTTGGCTACTTCTGGACTCGGTTATCTCTTTGAGGATTCACAGGGCAGAATCGGTTATGCCGATAGCACTCACAGAAGCCAATACCTAACAGCCAACGGTTATGTAGATTTAACTGGTTCTCATGCTTTGGCTCGCGGTATTCGAAC